ACTTGTAAGCCATCCCAATTACCTCAGCAGTGTGGCTAAGGAACTTATCTACCAAGAACTGCTTCCGTATTTGGCTGATTTGAGAACCTTCGTCTAGCCCTACTAACTTATCCGATAGGTTAAGCAGAGTGTCTTCCATTTCAATGGAACCAGTAGGTGGTGGGGGTGTAGGAGCAAAGTCCAAATCACCTTTACGGCGATACGGAATCAATCTGCCTGGTCCCCAATCGTTGGGAGCTTGACCAACTGGGTGAAGGATGGGAGGTAAAGTAGCTATGCTGTTTCGGTCAACTCGTGAATCACGCTCAACCTTTACTTGGTTCTGTAGACCACGCAAGATGGACGGCACAGTAGTTGTGTCATACAGACGTTTGCTGTCCTCAGATAACTTTGTAACTACTACAGGATAGTCTTCGTATCCATTAAGTAGTTCAAACTTAGCATATCCTGGGGCTAGTTCATTACCACTAAACTCCTTGTGGAATACTGTGCAGTAAATGCCTTCTGCACCATCTTCTGGGTCAATGAGACGTTGATAAGCATAGCAGATTTCTACCAGCTCATCGGCTTCATACGCATTGTCAGATAGGCTGATGCTGCGACGACCTTCTTGCTCACGCTCAATGGAGTCAATGTTTACACCCCTATACTTAGATATGATGTAGTCTACAAAGTCCTCATCCCATCCATCAGTAACTACCTTATTCTCTAGTTCCTGTGGTGTGTAGTAGGTTTTCCAGAAGCAATAGGGTGCGCGTTGTGGGTCGGTAACGTATGGTGGAAAAAAGAAGTCACCATCTGGCGCAAGTGTTTTAACATCAGGTGCATTGACTTGTCTGCGAACGATAGGTAGTTCAGCGACTCCAGTCTTTCTTAGTTCACGTAACGCCTTCTTGGCGCGTTTCTTTGTTGTTCCTTCAAAGGTTGCTTGGAGCAAGGCAACTAGCTGTTCGTCATCGTTGCCGTTCTGTATAGCGTCAGCAACGTCAGGACTAACCTGTGCAATTTGATTCAAATCCAGTTGTTGCAGTATCCTACGATCTTCTTTCTGCCAACCAATATATGTAATCAATATACCTCGCTCAAGCAAATAATTAGCTCCTAGTTCCATCTCACGGTGAAATCTAGGTATGTATCCAGAGGATACCATCCATTTTAAGAAACCAGAAACTACTCGGCTACGAGCAATATCTCCGCTTTCTACTGGGAATGCCCTGACGTTTGCACGGTTCAGGGATGCTATAAATAATGATACTAACCTTGTAATGCGCTCATCAATGAGGTGGCACTCCATATCGGACGCACCCTCCCAAGGGAAAGCGTCGGCTCCATGCTTGCGGTGGTCACGGCTCTTGCCTGGCCAGAAGTTTCTGCGGTCATCGTAGGATGTGCGGCAGAGGTCAAAGTAGGATTCTAGTTCAGTGACCGTTTGGTCATAAGCTAGACGGAGAGTCTTAATATCTGGCTCGTCCTGTAAATATGTGAGAGACTCGGAAACGCTATCAGTTATCATGTTTTGGTTCTAATCTTTTGTGTACGGATTTCAACAACCGAATTGTATAAGTAGATGATACGCCTATTGTATCACATAGCTCTGCATTTGTCATTGGGACTCCTGTCTCGTGTAATATGTATCGTCTTAGCATTTCCCAAGAAGCAAATCTATCTACTTGCTCCCTGCACCAATTACGATTTAATGTGATGTCACTTTCCTTTTCGTACATATCTGTAGCTAGTTCCTAGGTGGTCTGATATTGCTTCAAAAGTTATATCCTTACCTATCAACTTACCCTGCCATTTACGTGGGACAAGCATCGGAACTTTCTTACCAATCTCTTTATTTAAGACGTAGTTATACCGAGGGTTGGGACACTCTGTTAAAACATGACCAGTGTAGTGCTTGGGTATAATCTCTTCAATCATGAAGGACTCTTCTAGGATGGCTGTGCCTTCCTCGTTTACCCATGTATTCTTTCCCTTACCCGTCAATGAACCTTCAGGCAGCTTGTCTTGTGCTATTTCCATAGCGTCTTTAAACTCCACCTCTTGTTCAAGTGCTATCTGCGTTAATTTCTTTTTAGGCATTAGTATCCTCCTTTTCCTTTAGTTGTTGTTTCCATATTATTTGTTGAGAAGTGATCTGGTCCCATTCCACCATTAGCCATACGTAAGTATCGAAGTAAGTCAACAAAGTCCTTTAGTGGCTCGTCTCGCTTACCTTGGTGACCCCAGTTTAGTAGGCTGTATATTAAATTACCACAGGACTCGTGTATGGATAGCAATGGTCTGTTGCTTTCGTCTACTGGTAAGTTTTGGTTGTACTTCATCCACTCGTCAATAGCCGCAATGCCAGAGTCAATGTCAGCTCCGTTCGATGGGACAAAGAACATACCCTTGTCGGCAAAGCTTTCAAACAAGTCAGAGTTGTCCTCGTTTTCACGGGCAAAGTATCTGGAGTCACCTATACGCTCAAAGACCTCTACGCCCAACTCTTCCTCAATCATACGAAACTCATCGACGTAGGACTGCACATCGTATCCAATCTTCTTAGATGCAGGACCAAACTTCCATCGTGGATCACCAAAGATAGCCCACTCACCGTAGCTGTCACGGTCTGGCCACTCTCTAAGGACAGTTACATACCCCTTGCTATCTACTGCTGCCCACAGAGCCACGTAGTTCCTTGCACCAGCGGGGTCAACTACTTGGTAGACCGTATGGGTTTTCTCGGTAATAGCGGGTAGTTTGTCGCAAGTGTGGACGCTTGTGTTAAACGAAGGGAACAGGGTGTTCATGCTCTTGACTGGTATGCCGTAAGCACGGGTCAATACTTCGTCCCTAGCACTGTTCTGTAGCTCCTTACGTATACGTTCATACCCACCAAACGGGTTTAGCTCACTATGGAAGTAAACAATCCCTGCATCCTTGGACTTGCTGTATTGAACAAAGGGAACCTCCTCGTTGTCTAGTAGCTCTGCGTTACGTGTCTTACGAGTCTCTGCATCCTTCAAGAACGAAGCCACGAACGGCGTGTAGCCATCAATGGGGGTGAAGGTCATCAGCATCTTAGAGTTACGGGTAACCAAGCGGAAGCGCATGGTGTTTACCAAGTCTCCCTCCTCCAGATACTCATCAAGCCACAGACCAATGTTGTGCCACTTGGGTGTCTTACTACCAATTTCCAAACCCTCAAACTTAGATCGGTTAGCAATGAACTGTGAGTATGTGTGGAAGTAAACAGTAGAACCGTTAGGCAGGATAAAGCTAGCACCAGTAAAGCCATTCTTGAACGTGTAGTTTAAATACTCTACGGTAGACTTAGACTTCTTCTTTAGCTCTGGTGGTAGGTAATTATAAACCGCACGTTGTTGCACACGCACCGACGCATCGTTGTCCTGGGCAAAGCACACTATCTCAGCGTTAGGGTTTTCTAGTGCAGCCTTGACCACACTCCTAGCCCCCATCTCCGTCTTAGAGCTACGGTTACCCCCACTAACAAAGACAGTGTTAACCGTCTCAAAGAACTTGTCTACGTGTTTCCATCCCTCTAGCTCAAAGCCGTAGTGTAAGGGGTCACTCTCCGCTGAACGTATACGCCCCTCGTGAACCTCGTGCAAGTCTGACAGAAGCTTGGGGTCAGCCTCACCTAGAAGAACTATCTCCTCGTCCGTAGGGGCTTTGATGATGGGGTGCTTTGTAAACTCAATAGTCATTCTTCTTCCTCGTCGTCTTGATCACTCTCAAACTCCCACTCAATCTCTATATTTTCTTCACTAATCTCTTCTTCCATCTCACGCAACAGCATCCTTCCAGCTGGCAAATGGTTGTAGTCAAAGAAGAGTTCTCCCTTGTCATCCATCACGATGAAGCAGTAGTTCTCAAAATGTTCTCCAAGTATCCCTCGTATCTGGTCATAGATAGGCTCATAGCTATCATCTCCGAGTGACCTAGACATCTTCAACCTCAGCCTCTATTATCTTTGCTTGAGCAATCCTATCTCTAGCTGCTTTAATTGTGGCCTCGTAATCATCTTGGGTGAAGACCTTTTCCTCCCTGGTGATCTGAGAGGCTTCACCACGCGCCGTCATGCTTTGCCTATGGCTAACCTCAAGTATCTTGTTCTTCGCTTGTAGAGCCTTAGAGAGGGCTTCAACAGCCTTCCAGTCTTCCTCCTCCTCTGCCCTACAGATACGGGCCATCGTGTCACTAAGACCCTCTGAGGTGTCCATGTAGATGCCACCACTAATCTTACCACCCTCTTCCTTCCAGTCTCCTATGTGGTCACACCAGTCAGACTTCAACCTAGCCACCGTACTAGTAGAACAACCCGTCAGCTCTAGAATCTTCTTACCACTTGTCCCTACTGCTACAAGCATTAAGACCTCCTGTGCCTTAGCAGGGTTACCAACACTCAACGGCGGTCTACCGCTACCACTTGGCTCCCAAGACTTTACAAAGCTATTGACCGATTCAGAGATGGAGCTAGATAGATTAGCCAGGGTTTGTTGGTTTTCTTCACTCATCCTTATATACCATCCGTGTCTTCACCCCACCCTTCTCCTTAACTACTGGGACACCCTTGGGCTTACCCCAATTAATCTGAGACCAGTTGTCCTCCAACTTCTTATCATCCCTATTTAATCGCCTGGGTTGGCTTCCTTTAGTAGACATAATCCAAACACAATCATACTTACCTTTCTTTGTCAACCCCCCATACAGAT